ACCGCCCGGGTCTGGGTCTCGCAGGGCGAGCTTAATCGATCTCTGACTGTAAGTTGCGATTAACGTTGGTCCCGTGAGTTTTGTGTACGCCACGGGCGAACTGGGATCCCAAGGCCCCGGATCACAACGCCAAAATTCTGTCTTCATTTCTGACAGGATTCTTTCCAGATCATAACTTACAGAAGCCGTAGGATAAAAAACGAAGTCAATCCAAGCTTCTCCATCATAATAAGGCGGCGTATACGCCCAATTAAATCCGTACATCGAGTCTACAGGACTAGAAGCAGATATAAGCGGGTTGTCGATGCCCAAACTCCCTGTGGGCTGGCCGGACACAGCCGGCCCGAAAGCCGAGGGGCGGCTATACATCACATGATTTCTTCTAAAATTAAGATTTTGTCGCGGATATTGTGGAAGTGGGAAAGAGGCATCGGAATACGCGCCATTAATAAACTGGCGGCCGCCAAAATCAGAGTAAGCCGTATTGTCCCCAGAGGCGCCGGACTCATATTGATAGGATTTTATACCATTATAAGTCTGCCCCATCATCAGACGGCCAAAGAAAGCGTCCCCTTCTTTGAATTGCAAATCCGCTGGAACGATACCTGAACGTAACGCTGAGAGTTTCTCATCTTTAAGGTAGAAACTCGCCGCCTCGCCAAAGAAGTTAGAAGCCATCTTTGTATAAATGGAATCAGTATTGGCCGCGTTGAAAGAAGCGGTGATGTGAAATGAACAACTCGGATCCGGCTCAACGTCATAAAACTCCATGTTATTCAAGTATTTTTCCGGCTCTAAAATCGCCTCAAACGGAATGCGTTCAAAATACGGACCGCCTAAATATCCCCGAGTCTTGTTTAAGTGATAATCGAAGCACTCGTCGTAATCGGCCGTCAGCATCCAATTTGGCTCAGTATCATCTGTTGAGCCATAAGAAGCAGTTCTAATCGTAGATGCATCGGTGACAATGGGATAGTCGACTGCCATTCCGGATTTAATAGAATTAAACAAAATACCGGGAGCGAACAAAGTACTCATAAGCGGCCTAGCGAGTCCGCCAAGGCTCTGCGCGATGCCCCCGGGCCGAGATATAATACTGTCGTCGCCCTCGACCTTAGCCGAGATGCTCCCGCCGTATGAGCGTGAAAACTGGTTAACCAGATCCAAGGTTCTTTGTGCGGGATAGAATCCCCTATAGGGGTTGAATCTAATAGAGGCACTACACACTAGTCTGATCTGTGATGGTAACAAAGAATCGTCTAAGTTGGTGAGATCAACAAATGAATGCATAAATTCGCTGTTTGAGTAATCGCGATAGAAAGAGCCCGTACTGCTATCAATGCCAGTGCCTACAATTTCAAATGTATCTGCCACTTGATCTCTAAAGAGTCCAAATTTTTCATATTCCTCCACATGCGTACTAATTCTGAATTCTGGAATAACTGCGTAGTCTTTCGCAACTACCTTTAGATCATAGTGAAAATCATCATAAGTATCAAACCATGGCTCGCTCGGGAAACTGTGGAACTGAGGGACGATGCTGCCGGCGGCGACATTCAATACAATCCCTGCCTGTGTTGGTGCTTCCCACAAAGCCTCTCCTCCAAATTTATTGATTTTATCTGTGAAAACATTAGTTAAAGACCCAGTTTCTGGAATGGCTATGCTCGACGGAGAAACCACCGATTTTGGAGACGGAAGGCAGTGCTTTCTCGCATATAGTGTGCCGGGGGCAGCGCTGACGAGGCGCGAGGTGACCGAAGAAGAAAACGCGGCCGGCGTCAATTGAATAACATGGCTATAAATATTCTGTAATTCGCCGCCAGCTTGGCCGCCTCCTCCTTCAAGAAAGTAATTGAACCTCGCCCCACCGCCGCCGGCGAGGGTGCCCACAGGCTGTGAGGTACGCGTCAAGAATCCGAATGGGGCGTCAAGAGGCCAGCAACTTTGGCTGACATCTATCCCAAAGGTGTTGATGCCAAGCGCGCCGAAGCCCCCACTCAAACTCGACGGGCGCGGTGCCGTACGCTTGGCTTGGTCGTCTCTCCACATCTTATTGTCATAGCCGATCCTTGTTGACGCTGTGTATTCGCGAAGAACAGACGGGAATAAAGTTTCGCTGTACAGCAACCAATTAAGTCGATATGTGTCCGCAGACTTCGCAAGTGTTAATACTTGCCCTAAAGCAGTATCATAAGAAGACACACCGTTAATCAGCATATTATCTAAATCTGGAGATCCAAAATATATATTTTCATTATTATTCGACACTACCAGAGTGAGGTTCTGCGTGTCGATATCCATATTAACATATGTCGGCTTTCCGCGTTTTGAGACAGGGTGTACAATGTAATTCTTAATTTGGTTTTGATCATAAACACTAAAAAGGTTTTCCTTGTAGTGTTTCTTAAGAACCGGATGATCTGAATTGCGCGCGCTGTTCCAACCCCACCCATACGAGCCGCCGCGGCGAGTCATCAGCAAGTTGAACGCACTGGCTGTCGCGCTGGGGGTGGGAGACGGCCAAATTCCATTGTCTTGAAGCAAATCAGAGTTAAGATACGAAGTCATATCTTGGCCAAGTCCGACCCCTAAAGAATTCGACAGTCCGGTACTTGGCACATCATTAACCGGATCTATTGTGAAGAGATTTAACCTATTTGTAACTTGGAGATAATCATCCGAAAATGTTGCGCCGTGCTTCGGTGAGCCCACATCGCTAGCTGTAACATAATTAAAGAACGCCGTGTATCCTGTCGATGCCGAATAAAGCCCCCTGAATATGCCGTTAGTTCTGGCGCGCCCATAATAGCGAATGTCATTGCTATTGGGGGCCAAAGAATTAGTAACCCACGCATATTGCCTATCGTTTCGCGGGATTGAATGCTGAACCCAGAAATTATCATATTGTGAAGATGTGGCTACGCCCCCGATTCCATCAGTAACCAAATACGGTCTTCCGTTACGTTGAATCTTGATGAAAGATGCAGTCTGCTCATAGCTTGCACCCGGATTTGTCACAAGGTACGAGTCTCTTCCAAATCTACCGCAATGCCGAGAAAGCAGCGCATTTAATCCGAAGTCGCCACCATTAACATTAAGTTTAATTCCGGGCGTTCCAGCTATGTATGCCTGGGCGGGAACTTCACTCGCCGGCGACGAGCCAGTAGTGGGTTGCCCAGGTCTTCTAACCGATAAATTCCGATAGTTGAGCGCGTTATAAACTGAATATTCTCCCGAACGAATATCTAGATATCCCAATCCCATCGTATCGATTCCGCCAGGAGCAGCAAACCGTCCCGTGATAACAGTCTTATTGGCGCTGCGAGTTACGTATCCCGGCGTATCAACAAGATATGCATCGCGCAAATAGCCAATAGAATAGGACGGAATCAGTTCGATGTGTCTTGGGGCGCCGGCGATTCGGTGAGTACCAAGGAAAGTTCTGCCCTGAGAAGCTGAAGGCGTTTCTGTGATTTGAGTTGGAAGAGCCGGCTGGTTGTCAATGAAGTTGCGCGGATTCGAATAAGCGCCGACGGTGCTAACCACTTCGTAATTCTGACTATAATTGCCAAGAATGGTAGAACCGGTACGCGCATGAATGTTGCGAATATTAACCGGTCGCTTAGCAATGAAATCGCGATAATAAACTGCTTTTTGAGAGGCTGTTAGGGGATAAGGTGTGACACCCTTAGCGTTGGCTTCGGGAGTGGGATAATCTGCGCCGACCATACCGATGGCGCCGGTGACGCCGGCACTACTAGAACATTTACCCACAACAATCTTCCATGCTTCAGGTCTTGTTCTCCAATTATCTAATCCGCCGGCGCTTCCAGTGTTTACACGAATATGTCGCGACTGAAGGCCGCCAACAGCATAATTGGTAAATGGGCCCTGCATCGGCACTTCCAAATCGGGACCATAAGCATCATAATGCAAATTGGTGATTTCTATGCTGCTTGACGCACGGTCAACGACATGAGCATTGTAGCCAGTAGTCACCGAAGAACTCATAATATTGAAGGGGAATGCGTAGGAGGATTTCACATTAGAATATCCCAACCCATCTTCCCACTCTCTTCCTGTTTGAACCTTCAGATACCTCTTAACCTTCTTGTTTGGTTCTGTGACGTCTACACTATCTTTCAATGGGACAAAATCGTCCGTGAATCCAAGTAACACATTCGAGGGCACAAAAATCGTCTCATCGCGATTTATTGGACCAGCAGGAGCCAAGGCATTACGTGTGAATTCGGTGTTTTTCGTATCGGTAAAGTTGACGCCGCCCTTAATAATCTGACGCCTGGAAAAATCTAGCTTATAGGGTTTAGCCAGTTTGCGCAGGACATACGTGGAGCCATAATATCCAACTTTATCGACCGAGGTTAGCAGGCTTGCGCTAGCGTTGTTATCATTGGCGATATTCTTCCGCCATCTCTCTCGATCAGTGTTGGCGACGGTTGAATTGGGAGTTGAAATAACGGTATTAGTTTTTCTATTGGCTCTCTGTCGCCACCAGGGCGAATTCGTGTTTTGTTGATTGTTAACAGGATGATAGTTCAGGCGCCAATTATACAGTTTCTCATTGATACCCATAATCGGCGGATCGGGCTCACTTACTCTAAATTCAATTGTGGGGAACTTTGACTGATATTTGTTTCTTTCTAAAACGTGACTTTCTACAGTGTTCAAAACCTCATCAGCGAATTCTACCGATGCCGGCACCAATTGAGAAATGACACTCGTCAAAGCGTTATCGAACCACTTATAATAAGTGATAAATTTTTCTACATCAGAAACCGTTGTAACTCTCTGGAAGAAGGTTTCTCGAAGTTTCTCCATCGTCTTATATCTTTCGCGATATCTGTTGACCGGTTCACCAATTATATTATTAAAGTCTACGGCGCCGGCGAAGAAATCTAACATTTCTTCAGATATCGCATTATACATGCTCTTTTCTACAGCATAGAAATAGCTCGGCACATTTTCCGTAATCTTGAACACTTTGTCATCTTCGGACAAAATCTGAATCATCTCCGAAGACATTGGCGATTCGGGATCTACAAATTTATATGAGTTAATGGATTGCCTCTTTACCGCTTCTGTCGAAGATGTAGTAAAACCATAACCATATCCTGTATGTTGATAATTGGAAAGATTGCCAATCCAGCCGTACTCAGTCCGCAGTGCGGCCGAACCAGAACTCATGTCTTGAACATAAAAGTTTCCACTTGGATCTGAACCGGTAACTTGATTGAAGTTCCAATCCAAAAACAACATCTTGTTGTTGATCAAATCATATTTTTGATTGTTCGAATCAAGGGGTGAAATATTTTGATACGATCCCGAAAGACCCGCATTATCTACGTCAAAAACATGCTGATCGAGATCGCTATCATCAATATATCTTCCCCAATATCTAATACCAGAGAAGATTGAATTGGCCGAAGCAATGACTGTGCCAGTAACATTTGTGCGGTGGGCGCCAACATAGATACGCTTAGCGCTATTAAGCATGCTTTGTCCGAGAGTCTTCGAAACCGATGCTGTTAAGAAGAAGCTATCCTGTACCTCTCCTAAAAGAGTATTAACTCCTCGAAATTCCAAATCGTAAGTATAAATGTCAGACCCGGATACAATATCGGTTACAGGATAATTGCTCGGCTTTAATCTAACTGAAATATTCCATCGATCATTGTCATATATGTTATAAAAGATGCTACTCGTTAGCTCTGGAAAAGTATGTGGAGCGTACGAAGATGTAAGTTTGAAATACCCATTCTTAGATTCCTGAGCATCTTGTGCTACACACACATCAAAGTTGGCATAATCCGTTGCCGGCAATGTTGTGCCCACATCTGAATTAATAGACGCTGAACGCATTCCGAACAAAGATGCCGAAGGGTATATGGAGTGCAAATCGTATTTTGGCTTGAGAATGTTAAAAGACGGTAGTGTGACGTCGGCCTCTAAAGTAAAACCATATTTGTCTTCATATCCTAGCGCATTACTACCAGAAATATAATTTGTCGTGTTTGGTCCAGAGCCGCTTACTGTGGAATAAACAACTGCTCCTATATTACCGCTATGATTAAAATTAATGGAAACTTTATTTCTAAGCGTTTGTTTTAAGTTATTCTGTAATTCATAGGTTTGATTATTAGAATATACATTCAGACGGATTAATCTTTCATCGATGTTAAAGCACCTAAAGACATTTCTAATCGACTTCTCTGTACCCTTTGCCTTGTAAATGTTAGCTAAGTTATTATAAAGATTAAGATAAATTAAATTCTTAGTCTCGGTCAAGTCTCCAGAAAATAATGTACTAGCATCTCGATTGACAAAGTTTTCTAAAACATTTGCATCCACAAACAATTCAGGAGTATAAAGTCCCAATGATTGTGGCAAATGCTGCGCAAATGGGAGGGGCGTATAAGACGCGCTAGTATAAGTTGTTGTCTTAAACCCGGAGACTGCTTCAATTTGCAAATACAATTTATCGAGATATGTACCCACAATATGTGACATCAATTGCGTGTCGGTAGTCTTTGAATTGCCTTCCTCTTCATGGACCCATCCGGGCATAAGACTGGCAAAAGAGGTATGATTGTTGATATCATGCTCAGAGCCAATTTTCAACAATTCAGCCTTTAGACTAACAACATCCGGGTGTTCCTCATAAATAATCGGATCTTTATATTCGGCAGCTGATGCGCTGGCCTGTACAATTGCAGACGTAGTGGTGCGTCCGCCAGTGGCATAACCGGTCCATGCGCCATTTGTAACCCTGCCAGAATAATCCAGCACCACCGAATCAACCGAAGCGGATCCCACGATACCTTCGTTGAACTTAAAGTAAACCCCAAGATCGGCGTTGCCAATATCAGTGTTAGAGCCTCCGTGTACTGGAGCAAACCAATTCTCGGCAATTTGCTCAGAATTTCTAGCAACTTTCCAAAATCTAAACTCATCCAGCGATGCACTTAATTTGCCCCAGCCGGACTCTGCGGAGCTTGCGGACGGATTAGTAATGAGGGAGCCAATCCGACCCATCATATTTTTAGAGTTTAACTCGTTAAGAGTTCCTGCGGCGTTATTGGTATCGTTTAATTTTCCATTAACATATAATTTGGTTGTCAGCACGCTACCGGAATTCTGGAATACAATCGCGTAATGTTTGAAACTCTCGAAGGATCCAGTATTTAAATCATTGCCAATTGTTTGCTGAAAAATTCCGCTTGTTCCCGATTGCGCTGTCAGCCTAAAGGGCGTCGTGCCGGCAAGCTCGGGATTTCCGCGGATTTCCACTGTAAGTCTGCCGTAATCTGCGCTGGAAGAAGCATTGTTATTCCAAACGTCGAGAATTATTTCTTTGCCCGTAGAACCAGTGGTAAAAGCCGGCTTTTTTAGCCAAAACTCAACTGTGACGCCGGTGTCGAAGTCCGATTTTAAATTCGACTGTCTTGAGCCGCTTCCATAATCGCTCGGAAGACCTTGGCGGCTATAAATATCAGTTTCATAAAGATTGGCTTGCTGAAATTTATCGTTATAATCAGTCGGAAAAGAATCTTTCAACGATTGCGGGGTAGATGCTGTGCCGGGGCCACCGAAAAAAGTAATATATTCCAGCGTGTCAGAAAGTCCATAGTTGCTTTGCTGGGCGCCGACACGAGTTCCCCACCCACTATTACTAAGGCGAATATAGCCATTTGTGCGGGGGTAGCGTATATTAAAAATATATTTTTCAATCTCTAGAGATTTATTGTAAAACTCATTGAGTTCGGCATCGGAGCCATCATAAGGATAATAATTATAAATTCGCTCAATAGCAGACTTATAATATAGATATGCAGAACCATAACGAGCAAACTTTTCAGGCTTGCTATAATCTATTTGTGGAACAAAAGCTTCTTGTGTTTCCTTAATCGCATCTACATTGCGCATGGACTCAACAGAAGAAAACGCATCTTTTTCAGTTTTATCTGAGAGGTAGTTTCTTTTGTTTTTTGTTGATTGAAAAAGCTTCTTAATACTCATAATCTTCTACTCGGAATTTGAACGACTCACCTTGTTCGGCCCACGTATTAAGCGAAGGATCATAGAACGAGAATTTAAGCGCGTACGCATATCCTGGCTCTAATAAGCTCATATCAAAATCAAAATAATTTCCAGAAATGTCATAAGAAAGCCCGGTGTGTAAATTGGTGCCCGTTCCATATGAAATGGCCTCGTAGGCGTCCATAAGCCTATAAACTCTATACGATGCACTTTGGATTGTTGTGCTTTCCACAGAAGTATTCGCTACTGTGTACACCGTGGGCTGCCAATATTTCTGCCTAATGAAGAGATTAAACCGCGCCACTTCGTCATTCCGATACAATTCCCCCATATTGGTGATATTCAAATAGTATACCGGCTTCACAACTGTTTGCGAACCGCTAAAGTGCATTGGGACAAGGGAAGATGTTACATATTCAACGCCGGCGCCGGGGAAATTATAGCCGGTGCCATCATGCCATACATCAAAAATCTTTGTCGCTGGTGCTGCGGCGCTTGTCAGAGCAAATGACGCCGTATAAATTCCCGTAGATATCCAGCCGCCAGTTACAACATACGGATTCGTAGAGTCTACAAATGTACGTGGGAGTATCGTAGGAAGCTGTAGGGCGCTTCCAGATGGCTCAGAATTGTCTGCGGAGCCCGAATATAGGCTAACATAAATCGCGCCAGTACTGGCACCAGGGATGTCTCTGAGTGCGCCGCGAATGTAGTTGTAAAGATACAGAGTATTGATATTGTCGTTAACGGGCGCCAAAGAACTACTGTAGTAGAAATCGCCGCGATCATCACGAGTTGCAGAATCCCAGCGCGCCTCAATCGTCGGCTTCAAGAAGAAGTATTGCGTGCCTTTTCCGAAGAATCTCTTCGTATAATAGGATTTAGTCGAGCCGGTGGTGTTCTGAAGATATCCCGTGTAAGTCCCATTTACGGCGCTATCATAGTAGCCCTCGTAAGTTCCCGTTAAATGAATCCCGACGCCATAATTGCTTAATGTTCCGGCCATCCACAATTCGACTAGTCCCGTAATGTCTACTTCTAAATCTTCTAGACCCGTGGCGAAAGATTGAGTATACCAACGATAAGGATATGCAGAATTGGCAGCAGTAACATAATCGCCGCCGGCTTTTGTCCAAGCGGTAGTGTTGCTGGCACTTACCCAATTGGACCCATCGTTTCCCTTGGTCAGATCCTTATATGTTTCTAGATCGAGTCCAGTTCCTTCCTGCCATTCAGTAGCTACTGGTTCGATGATAAGGGCATAGTCTTCTGGCACTGTCTTCGAGTTGGGGGCGCTATAGAGGCGCAAAATAAAATTGACACTTCCGCTAGCCGGGAGAACTCCATTATTTCTGTCAACAACAATCGAGTTAATCGGGAACTTCATCAGAATCCGCTCTAATTCGACCGAACTGGTTGCTTGGCGCGCATAAACTGAGAATGTTTCTACAATGTCAGAGGCGCCCATATTCGCGCCAGTTGCACGGGTTTTTAAATTCGGATCAAAAGCGTTTGTGATTGTATTGTCGGCGTTAGCCACATATCTTTTAATAGCCATTACCTAACCTTCCCTTTAACATCTACTGCGGGGTATTTGAGTTCAACAATCACATTCTTGGGCACTACTAAATAAGAACCATCGGGAGATAGATTTTTATTAATATCAATCGTCACATTGGAATAATTTGAGGTAGTTTTATTTGTTAATTTTACAGAAGACACGTCCAAGACACCAGTGACCTTCTTTAGTTCGTTATAAACATCACTAATATAAATTGGTTCTCCAATATAAAAGCCTTGGCCAAATTTATCCTTCAGTTGTTCTACGCAAGCACCCAGCAGTGTAAACTTGTCTACGCCCGTCGTGGGGCGCACAATAAAGTCAATTCCTATGTTCAAAATATGGGCGTCCAAGATATCAATTGTGTCGTTCATCATTCTATAATGATTCAGCCAAGTCTTTAAGTTATTTTTGATGGTGCTGTTAGATTTTACTAATTTGCCACTAGAATTCTCTGAAATGACATACATATTCAAATTTCTTTTTAACGAATCCGGATCTTTTTGCACCGAGCACCGCTTGATTGAGCCATATTTGGCCGGCATCCTGTATACTACATTTTCATAATCTGCTTTGGTTACGGCGCGATCTTGAGTGGGAAAGGTGTCGAAAATTCTTCTTTTAATCTCTTCGGTAGATGGAGTACTGACATCGCCCACAATCGGCTCTTCATTGCTAACTTCGATAGAATTGCGAACTTCAGTAATTTTACTTTGGACAAGGTTTTGTCTATTGGCAAACTCAAGCTCAATACCGGCCACCGCATTGATTCCGTAAGAGGCAACGTTTGAATTATTCGGATTAGTGGTTCTGTAGGTAATCGTCAACGACGTGCTCGCGGGAACAATTCCAAAATTCTCATTTTTTGAAAGCTGTGTCGGATCGAACGTTGTATCTGTCACATAATCTTTTCCAAAAATATCCATAGCAACAGCTTGTGGATCCGCCGCAACATTTGATGCGCCGGACTTTCCACTTCCGAATTGCAAGTATGTATTGTGTCGGTTTCTCTCCACCACAAACTTACGCGAAACAAGATATGGCTTTAAGATAGATGGCACATTATCATTTTTAAAATTAGTATTAGCTAATTCCTTGAATACAATATCCTGGGAAAGATAGTTGACTTCAAAATATTCATTTCCTTCCGTGTCCACTACGCTAATAACTTCGCTAATATTTGCAGCCGACAAGCGTACGCGGCGGAAGCGCTCATAAGCCCCAACAACTATAGTCTGCTGCCCGAAGCGACCAGAAACCACATTCCCATAAGCCTTTACGGCATAGTGGGTCGGCGCGCCGGTAGTAGTATTAACTCTTGCAACAACTACGGGATTCTTAGGATCGGCAAAATCTACGTTCTCTATTAACGTGAATAGCAATCCCGTCTCTGAAGAAAACTTGCTTCCTCGATTCAAAACTGGAATGTATCCAGTATCGGGTCCGAAACCAGTGGTGGAAGCCGGCACCATTGCGAATAAGGCAACTTTTCCAAAAGTTGAGGGCCGGCCGGCGTACTTGTAGCCCATGATTCGCCCATGACGCAAAACATTGTTATACTGATAGGCTGTGTCTAAGAAAGTTTCATTAATATTGTAGTCTAAGTAAAACGATAATTGATCTCCAATATAGGCAACCGCATCAACCATCATGGCCCCAAAAGACGCTTCACTGAAATCTTGGAAAGTGTCAGGGTAAAAGCGCTCAGCTATTTGAATAAGCTCTTTGCGAATACCTTCGTATTCTGTCGCCGTATAGTTAATGGGTAATATCTTTTTCTGTTCATTGGGCATCTGTGTCTCTCCTCTTAAATTTCCACCGAATCTTGCACGCTTATACCTCTAATGGAGTATTTTATAGTGACCCCCAGACGATTGAAATCGGAACCTTCGCGGCCAGGGCTAAAAGCAATATTAAGAATCCTAATTGAAGGTAAATATGTGGTTGTTTGAATTTTGATTCTAGTTTCAATCTGTCCGTAAACAGAAGCATCAAATGTCTCGAATAAATACCTTTTAATTCCCACTCCGAAGTCGGGGTCCATAACTCGCTCTCCAGGCGAAGTTAAAAGAAGCATTTTGAAGTTCTGTTTTATCACAGAAGAAATAGTACTGTTCATTGTAAATCCAGTTTCTGAAGCTTTGTTTAATGGAACTGTTGGACTAAAACTAGGCATTTGATTTCACCTCTTCACTATAAATATCATCAATCTTCATTTTCGCACAGTTCTCCATCAGCATTAAATGGATTTGACCTCAATCGTCGTTTTCTCCACCATGGAAGCAGGCGCTCGCCACTTGGAGGTTTGAGCGCTCCCCTCAGTTCTTTAATCTTAAGCTGTCCAATGCCCCGGCCACTCATTTCTTCATAATCAAAGTCTCGATCATTGTAATGGGTCTTAAACATTTTCTTAACGCGCGTCTTCGTATTTCGCAACAACACACGATCCCATTCATCCCACGACTTAAAGCGCAGAGTGAGAAGCCATCCAGGGCGGTCTTCTTTGTTTGCCCAGCCGGGGTTCTGGCTATAATCAATTCCCTTTACAGCGCCGAAAGTTGGGCTCGTTGGGTCGTCGTCCAGCGTCACAGTCGCCATTACTCCCGGCTTTTCGTCGGGATCGAATTTTTGACCACCAATAAGAGCCGCTAAACTAAACTTCGGCCATGAGGCGCCTTCGGCTGCAGTTTCCTGTCCGATGGACGGCAAAAAGCCCATATCGGTATAAATCGCCATGATTGACACCATTTTTCTCAGAGGGAAAATGTATTGCGTCACAAGTTTAAACGTAGCATTGTGAGTTAGCTGCTTGATTAAACAGGCTAATATGCCGCTGTCGGCGCTGATAGTGCTAAACTGATTAATCGGCAAATCTAAAGCGTCCATTTCGATGCTGGTAATTTCTTCATATGAACTTCCGACTTTCATTGAAAATCTCAAACCATATCTTACTCCAAGTTTGCCTTCGAGTCCAACAGGCTTCCCATCGTCATCATAAACGATTTCTAAAGTGCCGGGATAAACTTCCGACAACAAAGAAAGTCCATTATTTTCTTTAATCATTTCTACAGCGGTATTCGTGTCGAAAATGCCCGTTGAGCCAGGATTCTTGTTCACGGAAGGAGTCGTTATTCGAATATACTTTTCGATTAAAAACGGCTTATCAACTTCACTTACTTCGTCCAAATTCGGCACATCGCCCACTGGTACCCGGGTGATAGTCACCAAGGGCATCAAAGTGTCATGAAACGAATCGTCGTGATATTCACCGGCCATATATAAAACTTGTCCGGTCTCCTCATCGATGTAAACATGATAATAACCAATATATTCTTCGCCCGTCGTCGCAGTATCCTCTGTAGTGACGGCATCCGTGCCAATCACGAACTCACCACCACTCGTATGATAAGGCTCATCGGCTTCGGCGCGTTCATCGTCATAAGGAAATTCCGGAAGATCGGGATACGATGCTTGAAGTGAACCGTCAATGTTTACAATTTCGTTCAGAGTTAAGCTTGAACCTTCAGTAAAGTTGTCTAATAGGAAATAATCCATATTATGAATTTGTGGCGTCATATCAAGGGATTTAAGGTTTCTAACAAACTTTTTGGACATAAACGATAGCTGTTCGCCAACCAATTCTTTCAAAATTATCTTAGCATCGTCTTCCGTCTCCTGAATGGCTTCGAGATTTTCATCGACCCTATAATTTTTAAGTGTTCTAAACCAAGGAATTTCATCGGCCTTGACTGCATCTTTGCGATCATCTTTGTCGGGATAATCATAGCGCGTCTGCATATTCTCCAATCTCGTCATCGCTGCGATAACATGCGGAGGAGCTTCTATCTCCTCTTGGCTCACACGGTACGCATATGACTGAACTGACTGCTCAAGGAACTGATACCAAAACTCGTTGTCCTTGAAAACGCCGCCGCTATCTGCACTTTTAAGAGTGCCCTCCATCGCCTCCACAATATAAGAAGCATATACGGAACTAAAAACTTCCGGAAATTTCGGAGCAAATCTTGTGAACACACTCAGAGCCCTGATAATATGCACACTACAGAATATTCTGATCGTGGCCGCTATAAGTCCCATGATGAACACCTTCGAAGAGCGGTTCAAAATTCTGTCATACGGAACCTCTATCGCACAATCAGGATCTTGGAACAAGCGAGAATCGTCCGGCATTGTGGGATAGATATCGTCAATCATATCTTGAATATCACCGAAATCAACCAAATCAGTATTCGCAGGCTTACAAGCGCTTAATTCGGGGAATAGTGCGTCTACAAGACCAAGCCAACCGTTGTTCTTCAGAGGTCTAATATAAACCGGAGGATTCATATAATTGCCCCCATAAGTGTTGGGATCCAAATATGTCACGCGAGCATCTTCTCCATTAATTAACTGATCATAGCTAACGCCCAAAATCATATCGCGATTTCTAATCTTTCGTGTTCCCCCTTTGCCATTATCGACATATGCATCTTGATATTGGGTACCCTCTGGTGACAAAGTTTGCCCTTCTTTCACAACATACGCAATGCTCTCATACGACAAAGTGTCATATTCTGCGCCGTATAGCCAAGCCGCTTCGTCGTCTTCAGAGCCGGCAATTGTTGTATTGATTGCTTCATGCAATACGCTTAACGTTTCTTTATAATCAAACTCAATGCCCACAATGCCGCCGGCGTACTGCGCATTGTTATGAAGTATTTCTTCCAGCAGAATCAAAGGGGGAGAATAACCAGTCGCACCCTCAGTAAACGATTGTGCAAAAGTGGGATAGTTTTCTTCCAAATCCGTCATATGTGCGAAGGTATCGTCAATAGCCATAAATTCATAAGCAAGAAATTCCATGGATTCGCCGGGATCCTTTTCTGACTTAGCTTCTTTTTCGTACGGAGGGGGCGCCTGATCGGCTGCCGGATCTTTGCCGGTATCAACTGCCGGATAAACAACATGATTAATTAGGATTCTGGTTGAATCGCTCGGAGTATAGACTACGTGCCCATCAGAATCTTCAAGACTCTCAGGTCTGTTAATCATGACCCCATCTGCATTCTCAACCAAATCGGCATAATAAACCTCTAAATCAAAACCGTATTGTGAATAGCCGGCGTATTCTTCAAGACCATCGGCATTATCTCGGAACTGAAGAGTTGTATCGGGAGTCTGCTTTCGCGGTAAGCGCGTAAACGTCACAACCTCGTCTTCCCATTCCGGCTCTATATCTATATTATAGCCGAAATCCGGCAACTTCATGAAATTCACTTGATTTCCAAATAAGCCCGATCCCGGCAAATCTTTAAAGTCTATGCTAACGGGATCATCTTCTATTTCCACAGTGTTGTTCGGTTCGTATTCCACAGCAAGTTCATTAAGCTGCGTTTGTAGCCATTCTGCAACCTTGTAAGGATACGCCCCTCGTTGGGCATCGAGGGACGGCGGGAGCGATTGCATCAAGGACATCGCCGAGCCAAACATCGCGGGATCGAAATCGGAACTATTCGGCTCCCATGTGCTGTAAAAATCAACACGGTTCTTGCGGTTTTCTGTCTTTCGATGATGGACTGTGAGTGGCTGTCCCAAAGTGTCGGATAAAATCATGTTAATCAATCCCCAGTTCTTTTGACCGGGGCCGTTGCCTAACATATCTTCCGAATAATCAACTTTTAGCATTTCAAGCTGAGAGCTTAAACCTTCTGCAACTGCTGCTGCAGCTAGTGGCGGCTCGTAAGGCAAAATTCCATTATCACAGCCAGGATCTGACACCAGTGGCGGCATGTTGTTTTCGATATATGCCGGGAGTCCGCCTTGCATAATTTCTGCTAAATTACTTAAATCATTAGCCATTTGCTGCTTAAAATCTTTATTCAGCTTATCACATTGATCCCGTGAAACTCTGCCTTGTAAAAGTTCACAACGTAAATTGTTGAAAGCTTCCTGTTGAGCCGGGGTCACACAAAGAGTCGGGTTTGCTGCCAATTGGTCTCCTATCGGCAGTTCATCGACGAAATTCTGCAATTGTCTTCTAAAGTCTGCCGGCATTACTTTGCCCATATTGTCGAAAGCCTTTGCGATGGCCTCTGTTCCGCGCAGACTTTGGCGGAAACTGGGGTATTCGTACTCAATCAAATTATTAACAATCGCGCAGAATTCCGAAGAAGCAGACCCCAAAAATGCTTCTGCTGCTTCTTTTCTAGTTACGCTCGATGAAATATCGGCTGTAAATTGCATAACCAATTCTGTGTCAGCGAAAGCGGCGCCGCCATTACCAAACGACTGGAAAAGCTGCTGAACCGTATTCGCCAAAACTTCGTCATCGACGTCATCGCCGCAAATTGATTCCTTAATTGCGTCCGCAACACTATTGCCAGCGGCAGCGGCAGCGGCAATATCTCCCACCAATTCTAACGCATTGCAGATAGTCTCCCCAATAATCTCACACAATTTTACCATCAACATCATGATGATCTTTTGAATCAATTGTGCTAAAGCCACTTTGGCTGCTTCCAACGGCAATCTCCACAAATCCTGAATTTTGTCAATCGGCGGCACCATTAAAGTTGGCCACGCGATTTCTCTCATATCACGACAGAGAGGAAGCTCAAGGCTCTTAATAAAATCAGCAATTGTGGGATTGAAAAAACCGGGTTGAGCGCAATTCAAAGTGGCGATAAGATAGGAAATGATTGGTGCTCCAGGGAATTTTCCCAACAAATCTAACAATTCAAGCTCGTTACCGGCATAAGTTTCTATTAAAGCTTGAACATACGCCTGCATAACTATATTGGGATTCATAGAGGAAGCCATCCCCGATTGGGCGCGTACTGCGCCTCCCAATATTGTGGGATTCTCTTGATAATCTGTCCATTCCGTATAAGTCATTGAGTTATACGCGCCATCTTTCGTGGATTTCCAATCATGCTTTTCGCTATCCGAATAATTCCATGGTTTAGTCCACGTTATTGGCGGCGCAATGCCTGAGCCACGGAGGATTTCTTGTCTGTCATCCCGGTCCATATTGTCAACGATTTCATCTGATGCCGCCTGATTTGCTGACTTGTCCTTAAAGATATCTCCGCTTTCCAGCTTCTTCTTAACCAGGGCATCTAATTCGGCCTGCTTATCGGCAGGAAGTCCTATAAACAATTGCCCAAAATTGTCCACCGACATTGCATTAAGCGCTGCCTCAATCATTTTGCCGAGGGACTCTTCTAAGGATAGTCCGGACGATAAACACTGTATGGCTTCAGTCAGCAAGTCTAATAGTCCGCACAATTTAATCCTATCAAATTTATCTCTAAGTTCTTCCCACAATTCTTGTGCTCGTACGGTCTTGTTCTTTTCTGATTCATCTCCAAACATATACAAACAAAAGTCTTCAAACATCATATCATCAGTTTTAATCTGCTTAAGTGCCTGCTCTTTGGCCAAGGCGAGGACGTTGTTGGTATCCATTCTCACATTGCCATCGTCATCGGTGGTCAAATAAAGACCTAATTCCTTTTGCATGCTCTCTGTGTCGTCCCTAATCGTCTGACACAGATACTCATGGAATTTATATGCTATCGCATCACCCAGGCCGAACACTTCATCAAAAATATCTTGGCCCAGCTGCTTGCCTTCATCAATTAAAGCTTCTCCAATGCAATTCATTACAGCACCACGCGTACTATCATAATTCGTCATATTTTGCGAATTCAATGTAATTGTGTCATATATTGACGGATAAGTGTTATTGATGATTAAGTCCTTCCATGGGACTGGCGTGCGCGCTGACAGCCCATCAACCATCTTTCTCATGTTCACGAAATAGGCCATGGCCGTTGGATCTGTCCAGGGTGAGCCGGATTGTTTGAGGGTGGTCAATTTTCCTGTATGTACAACCGGCTCATCGCGGCAGCCTATGGGCTCTATCGTAAGTTTTTTAAGTTTATATTTTGTAGTAAATTCAAAAGTTAAACGATTAACAGGAGCAGTGGCACTATGTCGAGAGCCAACATTTTGTATATTAAATCCTCTGCTATTCAAATAATAATCCAGCTGTGGTAGTAGCTTGCCCATTTGAGAAACGTTCTTCTTCGTGCCATAATCGCCGTATTGGTCCAAATTAAAAACGCTATTATCTTCAAGGAATAATAAATTTGCCCCATCAACTGCGCGATAAACTTTCAAATTTCTTGCATAAAGCCACAAGCCCTTTCGTAATTTAAGCATCAAAATGGCCATTTCATTAGCGTCATAAGACACCTTAATCGGGCCGGTGGCTTCATCATCTTCATCGCCGGTAGCTTCTGGGAGCGCGTTCAAAACATCATAAGGAACCGAATATAACAACTTGAGGCGCGCCTTGGGCCGGACGCCCAGCGACCAATCTGTGTTCTCAATTACGTCTCTAATTAAATCTTTAGAGCCCTCAGAATCATCTTTATTGTATACATCCAAAAGTGCCTGAATTGCTGTCTCCACATATTCGTCTGCGATATCTTTAACTGCTGCTTCTGCCTCTTTCTCCGGAAGGGCGTCTACGTCCGCAGGCTCCACATTAAGTTTGGACAAAGCTGAAGTATGCTTCGTCATGATTGTAATCTGATACTCGCACGTCTTTTCATTTAAAAACGGCTCATATGTTTTTCTCGTGCGCCAATTCGGCACTAAAGCAAAACTATTTGGTATACATGTAGGGCACGGAGGAGGAGTTACCGATAATACATCATCGCATACATCGTTAAGCCCATCTCCATTGGCATCCTGCAGTGGTAAATATTTTGACTCAGCCATTCTCTTTCCTTAGCGCCTTTCTATGTTGCTCTCACGTTTTTACTTAAAATATACTTCTCAGCAGAAGAATTTAGATAGTTTGCGCGCCAGCAAAACGCGCGCAACTTGAGTGCCCAATCGGGAGTTATTCCCTTGATGGGCAATTTCGCAGTAAAGGCGCCTGTTTGTCCTGCAGCGCTAGCCATCGCTGCGGGCGCGGTATAAGGGCTCGCCGCGGCGCTAAAAGAAGCCGAAAGCCCAGCAGACCAGACCGTTAATGCAATAAGCATTGTCATTTGAACGCCGGCTACGGTTTGAACTATGTCACCCAACTCTGTTAAGGCTTCTAATAAGTTATCTCCCCGCGCTACTGGCTGGAGATATTCTACTTCTGGGGTCCAATCCATAATTGTTTTAATCATATCCGCCATTGGTTTCACAGCATCGGGCAGCGAAATATTATAAGATTCAATATTGTTGCCTGCAATTAAATCAATAGTTGCTGCTTGTTCATATTTTCCGCCCATGGAATTCTTTTCGCCCGTGGATCCGGCGCCTTTCACGCCTTGAGCGCGGCCGGTTATAATCTTTACCCCGGCACGTCCGATAATTCTGGCTGTGTCGGCTTTCATTACAACGCTAGATCTAATGGGCTCCGCGGACTCGCCCGGTACTGGTTTCCGCGCAATTCCAAACATTGTGTCAATCTGGGCAGCTTTTGTAATATAAACCCTGGCTGCATCAGTAACAGGATTCACACCAACAATTTGCCCATTCTCGGCAATCCCGCCGGCATTTAAACCCGCCACCAAGTCTATGGTGTCGGAGGGCAATCCGGAAAGACCTTGCCCGCTAGCGATATTCGTGTTTCTTTGGGGCCCGAACACAATTACTGAGTGTGGGGCGCCAGGACCACCGGGAATATAGTTTTCGGCGGCGCCAGGAAATCTAGTGATCGTCGGAACAATGGGGCGAGTTCCAGATGGCCCCCCATAAGGCGCATTAACCGGTTCGCCTGCGGCTAGCCGATCTTCCATGCTCGCCGGGACTTCACCTTCAGCAAACGCACCTTTATCAATAAACGATTTTTCGCCCATTTTATTACCTCTCCTTATAAATATCTGCTTATTATAAATCTGCTCAAATTAGTTAAGCCGCGAATCTCTTTAAAATATATGAGAATCATTCATCTCCCGAATCCTCTGCAGGCGAATCTGGAGCGGGTGGCGCAACTGTTGGCGTCGGGGTTCCGACAAGAGAGACTGCTTGTGACTGAAATACACCGGTTAGCGACACACAAGCCCGCGCAGTTCCGGTGCCATCTTTGATTTTGGCTCGTTCAATAATTTTGGTTGCTGTACAAATTTCAATGTCCGTTTCGCCCCTTCGATTGACTTTGCATGATATTTCAATAATGTCTCCACGGCGAATTGGTGCTGCAGCCCCTAAATCAAAATTTTTGGACGTTAAGCATGTAGTATGCATTTTGGTTAATCTAAGAGCTTCATTAACATCTCCAGTAAATTCCAATGCGCACGGATCGACCAAATAAGCGTGAGGATTAAATCGATATAAATCAGATTGTTCTATTCTGGCCTTCAAAATATAACGAGTAATTTTGTCAGGATTGCTATTGCCGCTAGCATATTCTTTTGCCTCTACTGAAGAAAGCGAAATTCCATCCGTTAGGGCTTTTGCTCTAAATTTCCTAACTCTTCCGCGCCTGTTAACGCGCTGGACGATGTCCATATGTCCTAAAAGCTCTAATAAGTCTTTGGGTGTTGAAAAATCAGTTATATCCACTATCTCTTAGCCTCGACATGTGGGCGATCGTTACCCCCGTCAGCTAGGGTCCAATCTCCACCCCACGTCAGTCCTGCGGCTTTGGCCAGTCTGCCTAGATCTTCAAAAAACTGTGCGCCCATTTGATTCGCGGTCTCGTCGCCTTCCCGCTTGGTCAGGCCGGGCCCGGGCCATGAGCCCCAAGCTATTTTGAAGCCGGATCTGGTGGGATGTGGGCGACCATCAATGATATCTATAGCCTTTCCGGAACCGTGCCCCGTTAGAGAGGGGGCGCCGGCTGGTGCGTTGGTCACGATAGGCCCCGGTCGCGTGCGGCCGCTGGCATAAAGCCACGCTTGGCGCGCCTGGGATCGCCAAGTCTCATGCGGCTCTGGTTTGTAACCCAGATCCCGTAGTTGATCGAACAGAGTTTGAATCTGCGCACGAAAAGTCGGATCCAGACGACTCATGTCTGAGACCGCTGCGACATCCCCCAATAAGGTCACCGCATTAGCATTAGCAACAAAAGCGCCTTCTAAATCCTGACAAAAATTCTGAAGTGTCTCATTATTTTCGGCTCTTTCAATTAGCTCCATGATCTCGCCAGAGTCCGGAACAATGTTGTTGTTTTCGTCCAAGACCATCGATACTTTAATGCGATCATTCCTTTTGATGGACATCTCATTTGCATCGCCAAGCTCAAAATCTCGCGCACTTATGTATAATGGATAGAGGACAATCAACCTTAATGCCTCATTCACATCAGACGCAGAACCTAAATTACAAGCATTGGGTAAAAATCGATGAGGATTTTCTTCAAAGGGCAGCTGGTCACCATTAACATCTCCTATTATCATAGCCTTCAAAGTAAAGCGAGAAATTGGATGCGCTGTGGCCGCGGCTGTCGGCGTAGATTTGCCATATTCAGATTTGCCATATTCATCAAGCTGAGTTTTCGATAATGGAATTGCATCAGTCAGCGCGACTGCCGTAAATTCTCGAATTTCACCCCGGGTGGGTGTGGAAATTTTACCCATCGCTTCGGCTATTTTTAATTCAATTAAGGACCGGTCTGTGGTAAAGTCGCTTCTATTCATTGAGACTCACCCTTAGTCATGGTGTTTACCGAACGGTTGAGCGCCAGCAACAACTTTTTCTGTTGCGCCGCACTTTTGAATCGTCTTAATATAGGGGAAGGGATTTACGGTCTTGTCATTGACGGAAAGTGTAAAATGCAAGTGGGGACCGCCCGTACATGTGCCCGAGTTGCCGCTTATGCCAATCTGATCGCCTGCTTCAACCTTTGCGCCGCTCTTCAGGTCCTGGCCTTTGGCATCCTTAAAGCCCCACAAGTGCATTGCTGTCGTTTTATACGTCTTTCCGTCTGTGTGGGTTCCATGATTTACAGTTGCTATATTGCCCCCACATGTCTTCCAGCCGGTTTGTACACTGCCACCATCGCGCTTTAACCAAACGGTACCGGCAGCTGCAGCGTAGACAGGAGTGCCGATTGCTGCCCCGATGTCCATGCCTGAGTGCATCGTCGGGTTG